CGGCTTAAAGTGGTTTGAAACGCTTGAACGGCGGTGTAAAAGTTACCTGCTTGGGTGTCGGTTAAGCCGTCACCGATGGAAGCGAAACTCATAAGATAATTAGCAAAATTTGAATAACTTATAGTATCAAAAAATGCAGCAAATGGAATAGTATAATTCGGCAATGTAGTTTGTGTTTGTAATACTGTTGTAGAACCAGCTAAACTATTATTTTTAAATGTTTTAGAACTATTATTTGCCGTTCTTGTATTAACGTAAAATCCCGCAGTTGTATTATTTAAAAATGATACTCTACTATTAAAGTCAGTTAAATCACTTAGAAAAAGACTAGTTGTATTAATTCTTGGATAGCATTGTATGATCGGTAAATATGTTGTACGATTTGCACTAACACCGTAAATAATGGAATTGCTTGCTGCGCCATTAGTACTTGTATAAAAAGAAATAGACAAATTATTTACACCTAAATTATTATTAGCATTTAAATTGCTATCCATATACGCACTCGTTCCGTTAGGCGTTGCCCCCGTACTCGCAAAAGTCCAACCGCTTGTAAAAGTACCCGTAAATGAACTGCTCTTTAAGTTCTGCGCACAAGCCGCAGCACTTGCGCCAACCATTGGATAAATGGCTTTCATCAAAGACCAAATCCCATCGAGTTTCATTTGTTTTACAAGCGTATCAACTGCAAGTTGTTCAGTTGCTGACAATGTACCTCCTGCGGTAGTTACCCTTGCAAAAAATGCAATTGCATCTGCATCAAAATCAGTGACTTCTTGACTTCCAATTAACCCCAACTGCGTAGGCAACTGCCCAGCGACTAACTTGTCACCAAACAACTTCTCATTAAACCCACGCATTATCCCAAAGTCCGGCATCAATAATCTCCTTTTACTGCAAACACATTAACTCCAGCAGCAGTTGCAACAGTAGTTCCAACCTTTACCACTTGCCCTGCTTTCAACTGCAAATCTGAATAAGCAGTCACCGCCCTTTGGGATGTCACCGTAGTTGATGCCGTAATTGGTGCAAGTGCAATCTCATCAAACAATTTGAAATTTGCCCCACTTGAATCACTCACAAAAATCAAAACCAAAGTTGCTGTATTTGTTCCTGCAACCTTTGCCCCAATCTGTGTAATCTTCGTGCCGTTTGTTGCAGCAGTTAAAAGCGTGACCGTGTTTGTCATCGTTGCGCCTGTTCTGTCCGTTGTTGCACCCGTTACCGTTGCAAATGAAAGCTCTGGTGATAGTGCGAATATGGGTGATGTATTTGCTGGCATTTTAGTAGTTATAAAATAAGTATAAATCCCCACCCGTTGAAGGTGGAATGTTTAAGTTTGTCAAATTAGAACCATCAACGGCTGGAAGTTTTGCAGATGCGTCCAACTGAACCAATTGAGATGCTCCGTTAAATGTGTTTCCTTGCTTTGTAACGGCAGATGTTAACCTTGCATCAGCCAATGTACCACTTGTGATATTTGATGCGTTTGTGGTGTCTATATTTGGCACATCACTCAAGCCAACTTGTGCTTTTGTGGTGGCGTGTGGGTTGCTTGTGTTGGATGTGTGTGATGTAAGTGTTGAAAGGTTTGCGGTGATCTGTGCTTGTAACTTTCCGAAGGCACTCAATACCGTATCAGTTGCAGAAATCACGGCATTGGTTGCCAATGAAATACCCGTCAACACGACTGCTCTCACTCTCGCTGCGGTGAAATACTCGTTTGTTCCCTCGCTGATGTCTGTTGTTGTCAATACAACCGCACCCGTCTTTGTGTTTACGCTTTGGACATTGCCCTGAGATGCGATGGTTATGGTTTGAAGTGCATCGTCAAAAGTGATAGATGTGTTTGAACCAGCTTTGAACGCTGCCTTTGCCTTCGTGTAAACTCGTGTATTGGTGAAATATAGGTTTGTTCCTTCTGCAAGGTTTGTGGTTGAACTGGCTTCCAATACACGCTGACCGATGTTGGCAAGGTTTGTCCGTTTGGTTACACCTTCGGAATAGTCAACGATTGGAATACTATCCTGAACTACATCAATAGTTCCTATCGGATCTAATTGGGATATTTTTTTGTTAGCCATAACTTTCTACCAAACGACCTCCATCCTCTTGGAGTAATAAAAATGAATCTTCAGTTAATAAAAAGAAAGCCCTCAATGCATCAACATCGTAGTTTCGTTGGTTGAATTCCACATTGCGTTCAAAACCCATATCACGGTTTGTGGTAAACAATTTCTTGGTGAGATCAACTTCGTGTTCAACACCCATATCACGATTCGTTGTGTATATTTTTTCGCTCACGATACCTGATAGAATAATTCGTTGTTTAACAATGGGAGAACTTTCAAGATGCCTGTTTCAACCAACTCATCAGCCAATGACGGATTCAAGTTGTTAGATGAAATCTGTGCGTAGATTCTGTATTCGTGTTCACCAACTTCCAAAGTTGTGTTGTCGGTTGCACCTTCATCAAACAAAAACTTGTTGTATCTTTCTTTGGCAGTTGATACATCGGTTAAAATGAAATTCTTGTATGCGTCAGTTTGTCGGCACTTCATACTAAATAAAAAATACGGGTTTGCAATAGTGACCTTTTCGGTCAATGTCACATACCAGTATTCGGAATCTTGTTTGGTTACCTTCAACATCTCTACAAAATAGCGAGAGTAAAAATATGTAACAAAAAAAGGGAGAGCAATTGCCCTCCCCATTTAGCCTATGAAACAAGAATCAATTAGATACCTAAAGCGGTAACAACTGAACTTTGCAATTTGTAAGGTGCTTCCGCTTCGATAGCGGAAAGAGTAACTTCATAACCGTTGGAATCTCCCATAGCAGTACCGGTGTTGGCAACCATTGCAGTCACATCACATCCGTACTCCTTACCAACCAACCAATATTCATCGTTGTTGTTTTTCACGATGCAATAGCAACGACCTTGAGCAAGAAGCTTCATTTCGTTACGCTTGGTAGTTGACAATCTGCGAAGTTTGAAAACAACATCCGATTGATTGAATGATGTTCCGTTCTCAACAGATACGTTGGTGGTGATGGTCAATGATCCAGTACCTTTCGGCAACTCGTAATCATAAACATCACCACTTGCAACGGTTGTGCCAGTTACTTCACCACTTGCAATTGTGAATTTTGAATCAACCCAAGTGATAAGGTGGATTGATTTGATACCTCCGACTGCATCCTTGCAATCAAGAGTGAATCCTTGTGTGAGTAAACAGGGCATATTTTATGAAGATTAAAGGGTGAAGTAAACGATTTCTCCGGGGAATGCAACCTGAACACCAGCCTTGAAAGTGAAACGAACACGAACCTCATCGTTGTCGATGCTGTACCACATTTTCACTTCTTCTTGCTCATCAATCAAGTCAGTACCCATAAAGAAGTTTGACAAAGAACCAGCAACAATCTTGTTAGTTCCGTTCAAACCACCAACAGCGATCAACTTCATGTTAGTACCGGGGTAAACCATTTCCATTGAAGTGGCAGCATCGGCAACATAGTGAAACAAGTTAGCGTTCTTCAAGTTTACCAACATCAATTTGTAGGCATCAATTCCCAAGAAACAAACCAAGTCAGTTTTTTCAGCAACGGCAGCAGGGATGTTGGCGTAAACCTGATCCAAGATGTCATCAATGTTTGCAGCGGTGATTGAAGAGAATGTAGTTGGTGCAGAGTTCGCCAATACTGGAGAAGCGGCAGCAATGATTTTATTGAATCCATCAAAACGACTCAAGTTAGGGTTACCAGAAGCGGTATCACCTTGCCACATTGCAACTTCCAAAGTTTGTGCAATAACGGCAGCCTTTTCAGCACCGATCTGCTCTTCAAAAGGAACCATAGTTGGTGAACCAGGCATGATTTGTGTTTGCATCCACTTGGCTTCCAATGTCTTTGGGCAAAGAGTTTCTTCAACTTTTACAGCACCAACGGTGATGTTACGCTGAGTGAAGGCAGTTGTACCACTTGGGTTGTAACCACAGCCATCGGCTTGAAAGAAAACGGTTGAAGCAAGGATGTTCAAAGCAGATGCAGATTTTACACCTACCTGAACTTGGTTAGAAGATTGCAACAAAGTTGCAGTTTTGCTCCCGAAAAGAGCTTTAACCAACAAATCAGTTGATTGTTCGTTGGTGTAATTTGCGAGTGATCCTACAGAGAATGACATAGTTTTATTTGTTTATTGCGTTTTTGAATTTTTTAAGTGCTTCAAACTGATCGTTCTTTTTGTTTGAAACGGGGGTTTTGATTGGTGTTTCGCTTGGTAAGTCAGCAACTTTCTCAATAAGGTCAATTGCCTTGCTCATTGCTTCCTTGTGCTGGGTGTTAGATGCAGACAACGCCACAACTTTTGCAGACAATTCAGCGATTGCACTTTCCAACTTGCTCACAACATCATTGAAATGAGATACGGTTGCAAACTCTTCTTTGGCTTCAATCTCAATTTCAATTTCTGGTTCAACGATTTCAGTAACGATACCGTCAACAGTTGTTACCAACAAACCACCTTCAACCTCGTGAGTTGCGTCAGGTGCTGGAATTGAACCTTCAGCAGTTTGAACAAAGATGGCAGTTCCTACAACCAATTCACCTTCCCATTCAACGATTGTTCCATCAGTCAAAGTGGCAGTTGCCATCTCAACTTTGATTTCTTCTTCGGAGAATCCCAACATCGTGCGGATTTCCTTGAGTGTTTCTTTTGCGTTCATTTTGATATAAATTAGATTTTGTTTTTACTTGTTGCAATTTTACTTTCCATTCCACTTGGA